AGCACTTGCAGTATCGGCAGTAAGAGTTGAGACTAATGTTACAGAGGTTTCGCTTACAATTCTAAAGGCACGCACCTTAGCATCTTCTACGGAAATTATATAACGCTCATTATCATCAAAGATAAACGGAAATAACCTATGCTGCATACGTTTGCTAGAACTTTTGGTAATTCCAAAATCATATATGTTTTTTAGGCCAGACCTTTTGGACGCACCACCCTCTGCTCTTACAACAAGATTCTCTAATCTCTGTGCAGAAGCCGCATATATCGGGCTATCAATTCTTGAAAGTGTTGAAGGACTAACTTCTCCAAACTGAAAGCTATTTATTGGAACCCTATATTTTTGCATTAACTACGCCTTTGAGCAATAAACCTAGATGTGTTTAGCTTCTTAGTTGTTTGCTGCTGAGAGTGCAGACGTCGAGCTTGCATCATTTGCATTGCAGCTTTTTCTTCCATCATCTTAGCCATAGCTGCGTCTCTAGCTACTGAAATAGCTAAGACACCAGCCATCAGGTATTCAACCGCAACAATAAAATAAGGAGGCCAAGTGTTTTCTTCTGCCCTAAATACATAGTCAGCAACTAACACATCATTAGTTGAAGCATCGCAATAAACTTTACTGCCATAAGTGTCATAGCTAATGTTGAAGTCATTTATAGTAACGGCATTTAAAAGAAGAAGCCCAGACGGTAGCTGATACGCTGCATCAAATCTACCAGTAGGCGCTTCGCTTAATCTGCTTAGTTGTTCTTGAGAAGTAGAAAACCGCCATCTGCAATTAGTTAAAGCGGCTCTTGCTATATCTTCATACATTGCTCCTGCAACTGTAGCTTCAGATGAACCGTCAGTAAAAGACGAAATCGGATTGCCACCAATTAGCAAGGATGCTCTTGAGCAAATCTTAATTGGTGTATTGGCTATATCTACCATTCAGTGAGTGGGGGGCCAAAGCCCCCCATTCCTTTAATCGCTGTCTGTTTCAACAACGGCTGTGCCATCAGACACATCCACTACTGAACCAGTGTTGGAAAGTACAGTTACAAAGTTTGTTGTGGGTACCTCTGTATCCTGCACAATAATTAGATCACGAACATTTAACATTGCTGCTGCATTATTAAAGTAAGCTGCCGTGTTAACTGTCGCGATCGCATCTTCTGTTCGGTGCATCCAAAGGGCGGCACCACTGGCACCCCCAATTCGATGCAATCCTGCTGCTGCATAAGCCATTAATCAGTCTCCTTAGTTGTTATCGAGGACTTCATAAATGCCTTCGGACTGAATAACGACAGCCCCCATAGACATCATAGAAGTACACAGGTGAGAGACTTTTTCAGCCACATAGTTGACCTCAGTAGAAACGTCAGCGTTAATACCAAGCCCAAGCGCAGATGTATGATAAGCAAAGTTTTTGCCACCAGTTACCGCAGAGGTTGAGAAAATCTTAAATCCAAGGAACTCTTTCATGGTCATTCCACCAGCGAAAGGAAGGTTTTGAGAACCAACATAGTCAGAAGATGCAAACTCATCGATAAGGAATAAGTCAGCAAATCCTTTTGGATTCATTGCAAGGTAACGATCGCCGTCCTCTGGAATATCTGCAGTACCCATTGTTTCAAACAGGGTAAGCATATCAGCTTTGACAAGCGCACCAGAAGTATCATTGATCTGGGTTGAACTTGCGCCAGCATCCATAGCTGTAACCAGAATTTCATCTGTTTTACGGCCAAGCGCGGCGGCAGCAGACTTAGCTACAGCTTGACGCTCATTGATGTTGATCTTTAGTTCGTCCAGTTTATCAATGTATTCAGCAGCATAGTAGTCAGCCATTGTGACTTCTACAGTGGTGTGTGCCAACTCCATAGGAGTAACGGAACCATTGCGGGATTTAGTAGTGGCAGAGCCAGTGCCAATTTTTTGGAATCGAGCAACCGAAGCTGAGACACTTGAGGTACGAACGGTATTCCGTAGTTTGGAACCCATGCGTTGATACGCCAAATGAACTTCAGATTCGAACTGCTTGATAAAGGCTGTGTCGATTGTATTAGCCATTTCAAGAGTCCTTAATTAAAGTTAAACACTAACGGGTATCCGTCTGTTTACTTCAACGTAGGTATCCAAATGGGCTACTCAGTGCATGACAGGCCGTGACACGAGACTGTTAGTATTACTTTTATCTGATTTGCAACGCACAAAATGCAGTATATTGCTTTCTTTACTTAGAAGTATTGGCTTAAACTCCAAGTAACCTAACCATTGAATGATCATATCGCTTTCAGTCCACACATTGCAGCTAATATTCTCATGGAATAAGTGGTAAAATCCTATTAAATCAGGGGAGGCTCTAGCAAACCTAATCCAATTCATCTTCATATACTTAGAAAACAATGCCCACATCTGAGCTTCTTCAGTTATTCCAGTAATTGCTAGGGGCGCATCGCCCCTAACTATTGCATATGCCATCTTATCCTTAAGGCAATCAAGCAAACACTCTAATGGATCAGAATCATATACCTCTGAGAACTCTCTTTTGTTCTCATCGCTTAGGTCTTTTAAGAATGGAAAGATATGGGATGGTTTCAGTTTAACTAAATCCAACCCATGAGAGTTAAGAACCACATCAGCCATAAAGGGTTTTGAATCCATCATCGACTTGCTTTACAAAGTGAAGATCACGCTTTGCGGGATTATGATAACGATCATCGCGCATCATTTCATTCAAGGCGTTCCGATCAATGCCAGCAGAAGGTTGCGTTTCACCAGAAAACGAACCGTCTTTCATTGTTTCCATGATATGCTCAAGTGCAATTATGCCCTCATGTGATTCACACATGCGTTCAATGGCCGGCAATGCTTCTTTAGGAAAGAACTTATTGGCAAACATATTCGCAGAATCAATGCGAGTGCTGGCATTATCACCTAGTTTTGCAGATTCGGCATCAAGATCAGGCGTGTTTGCTCCAACAGCAGACATATACATTTCAATGCCTTTCTGAAATTCCTCCTGCCCATAGCCATTATCAAAGGAATGATCCGACCACCACTGAAGTAGTTCATTATCAACACTTGATTCTTGATCAACAGAATCAGGGAGTTGATATTCGCCAGCGGAATCAGGGCGATCCTTATAGGCTTCGCTTTGTATTTCCTCCATTAGCTTAGACCGCAAATCATCTTCTTTGCCGCCTAGCTTTGACTCCAGTTCTTTATAAGCCTTGGCTAAATCATCTGGCGTTTTGTATTTGCCTAACAAAAGACCTTCAGAATTAATCTCTTCTTCACTTTTAAAGATAGGGTCGCCAGTTGATTCAGTGTTAACCCCTGTGTCTACTGGTTCTGATTCAACAGCTTCTTCTGAAACAAGGCTTTCACTCATTTATTTTTGCTCCTATGTGCGTGTGCTATTCTTTGATCCATAAGGGCTACGATAAATCTTTGCCCCTCAAGATGCCGTAATGCTTCTGTAGTTACATCAGGACCGTGCACCATTTGAATAGTAATTGACTTTAAGTATTGTAAAACAGCCTGACCTGTAGGCGTTGAGAACACCTCAGCTACATTCTGGCTTATATTTACATCATTGGCTTTAGACCTTTGTACGCCATCTATTCCAATATTAGCCTGTTGCTTCGGGACCACCCATTTGCTCCTGTGGTTGTTGAGCCATTTGCTGCTGCTGCGCCATTTGCTGCGCCATTGCAGTCATAGCCTTACGATCTTCCTCATCACGAATCAAGGACTCAGGTACACCAAATTTCTTAGCCAGATAAACAGCAGTTACTTCGCTATCAATTAATATCTGGAGCATTTCTGGCCCAAACGCACCGCCTATTAGCTCAAGGAACCTAGAGACAGTACCAATATCCTGATTTGATTGCGCTTGGGCAAGCGGAGAAACGGAGCGAACCTTAACTTCGCGGCCATTTATAGACGGTATTTCAATGCGGCCCTGTTTTTTAAGGATATAAATTACACGCTGTAGAACGGGTTGAACCAGTTCCGCTTGCAAACGACCAAAAGCAGAGCCAATACGACGAGATAAATCGGCCATACGTTCAGCAACTTCTGTTGCAGAAGCAGGGGTTTTGTCTGGATTGCCTAGCATGTCGTTATACAAAGCACGTTTAATGTTTTGGCGCATGTCACCAAGAACAAGTTGAGCAACATCAAAGTTGCCAGCAGCTTGCAGAGGCTGCAAACCGGAACTACCCATAGCTTTAGGTATGATAGATCCCGGGACTAAGTTAATTGTATCAGGATTAATAACACCGTCATCATCAACTTGATAGATTCCAGCAATAGACATCTGAGCATTTTCAAGAATCAACTCAATAGTCAGGTTAGTGGTTTTAATTGCAGATAAAGCATTAAGCAAAGGGCCACGACCATAGACTTCACCAGCGCATTTAGACCAACGAAAGCAAACAAATGGATTAGAGCCTAGCCCCTTCATTTCTTTCTCGTGAACTATAGTTTTAGTGGTCATGCAAAGGGCGTAATGGTAATAAGCCTCTTCATTCTTCTTAGTGTAATCTCGGCATACTACCTCAAGTATAGTAGTGTCTGCATCACGGCCCATCATTTGCTTTAGCTTGGGATCAAACTTGCCATTTGGGTACATGATTTGCAAAGAATCAAACGGAACCTTCTTACGCTCCCGAAATATATGATCAATCTTATCATCTGGACCTGTATCCAGCACCACATGAGGCAGGGGAATGGCAGTAAAGTTAACTGGATTGATTGAATCCCCCTCTTCAATACACAAAACGCCCGTACCTACGGCCAAATCCATAAAGGATTCGTGCACTTCCTGACTGAAGTTAGAGTTTTGCAGTACCTCAAAGACGTAATTAGTTACAGAATCTAGCTCATTATCTACTTTATCGCGCTCTTCTTCGGGAACTTCGCTTCCGCTAAGAAGATCGGCCCACCGCGCAAAGTTAGGAACTAGGCCAGATTGTAATCTACTGGCAAATTCCTGCACTCCAACAACGGCAGTTTCGTCAAAAATCCTATCGTCTCGCCGCTGGCCTACCTCTTCATAATAAAAGGATTCACGCATTGGCAGTGCATACTCATAGCACTCTTCGAAAAGCGGCACCCAGTTTTCCCTACTAGACTTAGCTTTTTCATACCGTTTAATCTTACTCTTAACGATAGGATTATTGTTATATTCCATTAGGTAAACCTATTCAAAAAGCCAGCGCCACCAGTTGAGGATGAGAACAAAGATCGTCTGCCTTTACCGCCGCTAGTTCCCTCACGCTCCTGCCTAGAATCAAGAGCCTCGGTAATATCTTCGCGCTTTGCCTTAGCTAGATTTTCAATCTCAGAACGCTTTGCTTCTTCGGCTGCAACTCTCGCTTCGGCGGCAGTTTTATTCTGCTCTTCCGTTTCAGCAGCAGACGGACCACTTGATTTAAAACACATTGGAATCTCCTTTGTGGCAACTCAGAACCACAACTAAACAAAATTAACAATGCACAAACTCAATTAGAGTCTAGCCCACAGGCTTTGTTTCTTGCGCGTTGCCCTTGTTTTGTTATCAAACACATGGAAATCCCGTTTAGCTATAGAGGGCTGCATGGGTTTTTGACTATTCATTAATGCTCGACCCTCGCCAGCGCCTAAGAAAAGGTACTGCGCTGCGTCATGTATGTGACTAAACATATTCTTATCAGGCTTATCGGCGTATCTCTCACCTGATACTTCCATGCGTTTGTAGGAGTATCCGCCCTCAAATCCTTTAATAAGAGTAACGCACCGCCGATCTACAAGTAACGCTGGCTTGCCCTCCACCATTTTTGTCAATTGGGAGGAAACTGACTCAAGGCGAAGGTCAACAGAATTTGAAGGTGCGGGATAGGCGCGAAGGCCAGCACCGCGAAGAATATGAAATGGAGTGGATTCATCTGTTTGCGCTCGGAAGTCGCCAGACGGATCACCATAAATAATGACCTCACCAGCAGCAGCAAAGCGCGTTGATAACTCATTACGCATAACTTCGGCAAATCGCACAATGCCCATATCTATAGCTACTATTTCAGACTGAACCAGCCACCGCCCTCGTACCTTCTGAGCAAATACAGCAGCAGGAGTAAGGCCAAAATCCACCCCAACATAAACAGATTGACCAGCGGCAATTGGTATTTCCTCCTCAGCTACATGAACATCAGGAGCAAACATAGAATAAACAGGCTTGCCATCTTGGATATGGCCCAGTTGATTCATTACATATACGTCAATCCAGCTTTTAGTCTTACCCATAACAAGATTAGGGTAATAACTCTTGAGCATATTCTTTACGTTCTCAGCTTTTGGATTAGGGACGTAACCTTCGATTTCGCCCTCTTCGTTTCTATCCTCAACCATACCAGAGGGCTGCGTATAGAAAGCCCAGTTGTGCGGTTTAACGAGCATCTTAGCTTGCTCACGCGGTATATGATCTGGGATTGGAACCTCACCAGCCATAATCGGCCACCAATGATCTTCTTCGGGAGCATTAGTGTCGGCAATAACGCCATTCCAAGAAGGACCACCATCGCGCATAGATGGATAACGTCCCACCCGCATTGTACACGCATCAATAATTGACTTCGGAATTTCTCGGGCTTCATTAATCCATATACCTGTTAATTCTAAAGACAGTAATTTCTTAACATCTTCGGGTCTATCCAAAGCTAAGAAGATAACCTCAAGATCAATGTCACCTTTTTTAATCCTATGGGTGTAGGGAACCG